AGCCTGCAGCATTCACATGCAGAACCCTGATAACGGGCAGTTCATGCCAAAAGTGGCAGACATTGTTCGCATTATCGACGGAGATACTGGAAGCCAAGCCGGGCAAGCGTGGATCAAGGCTGACAAGGCGTTGAGAATTCAAGGGCCGTATCGAGATATCTGCTTCGACGATCCAATTATTCACCGTGTTATCGATGACATGGGTGGCTGGGTTCACTTTTGCACTCGCTCCAACTCTGAAGAGTACAAATTTCAGAAGCTGGAATTTGAGAAACGCTATCAAAGTTATGCAGGAAAGCCGCTTCCTGAATACCCGAAACTTCTGACTGGAATGGCAAGCCATCAAAACTCTGTCAAAGGATATAGCCGATATGAGCTTCCAGCGCTGATCGGTGATGAATCTAAAGCATTAGGTGTTTACCAGCAAGGTATTTCTCCAACTCAAAAACAGAATGGCCAGCGTGCTGATTTTGCACGACTGATAGCCCGAATGGAGTCTGGTCAAAAAACTGAACAGAAAGCGATTAACCATCAACCAGCAGAGCAGGAGACTGAAGATGAAATTGATTCTTGATTTTCTTCTCCAGCAAGACGATACCGGTGAAACATTGCTTGAAGCTCTTGCGGGAGCTCTAGCTCTGGTCGCCTTCATTCTGACCTTACTTTGGCTGGTCGGCACCACAAACCCCAATACAAATCAAAGCAGCTTTATCACCTATGACAATCAGCAGGAGGCTGAGTAATGGACTTAACACAAGCGCAACAGGAAAGCGGATACAAGGGATTGGCTGCCAGCGTAATCATTCATGCCGTGAAAGATTGCCGTGATTTCGTGACCCGGATGCAGAAGCCCGTTCGAGGTTCAGAGGGTGAATACATTCGTCATCCAGAAACTGTATTGAATCACCTGAGAAGGTACGAAGCCTACCGATTCCTGGCCACTGAAAACAAAACCCTTATCTACTGGTGCATGTTTCTGGATCTCGACCCGAGGGTGTTTATCGAGCGAATGAAAGAGAACCTATCCAGCATCGAGAAAGTTTATGACACCAGTGATCGGATTGTTGTCAGCCGGTACTCAGAAACACAGAGGGCAGGTTGATGTCTGATCAGTCATTTGTGATTCGGAATACTCAGGATCGGGAAAGGTTGGTTGCATTTCTTTGCAGTCAGCCGCTGGACAAGCCTCTTCAAGTTGATTGGAAGAACTGGAGCCCTAAGCGAAGCCTGAACGCCAATGCACTCTACTGGAGCTGGCTCACTCAGCTGGCTGAGTTTTTCAACCAGAAAGAAAAAGGCTTAGCCAGAAAGAAATCAGGTTATGAGCCAACAGTTTACGACCGGGAAGACATGCACGACATGATGCGCCATCTCTTTTTGGGTTATGAGAATCGCAAAATTCGCAACACAGAAATTACTCAGCAGTTGAAGAGCACAACAAAGCTTTCAAGAGCAGATTTCTGCGACTACATGACTCAAATAGACAGATGGGCTTTGTCGTATGGGTGCTTTTTACCACACCCGGAAGATAGTGAGTACGCCCGTTATCTGGAGCAAACAGCATGAGCAGGAAGCATAAAACCAAAGAAGAAAAACAGCATCTTCAGGACGTAGCCGCTTTGGGTTGTGTTGCTTGCCGTCGTGCTGGATATGGAGAAACGCCGGCAGAAGTTCATCACATCACTACCGGTTTTGGCACCGGGCAGGCAAGGGATGACCTGAAGGTTATTCCTCTTTGTCCGGCTCATCACCGTACTGGTCCTGATGCCGTTCATGTAAGTCCTGCACTGTTTGAACGCAGATTCGGCCATGAGCTGGAGTTACTGGAACAGACCTGTAAAGACCTGGCAGCTTATCGAAGCAGCTTTGTTGGGGGAAGGTGATGAAGGTTCTGGATTTATTCAGCGGGATAGGTGGTTTCAGTTTGGGGCTCGAAAGAGCTGGCATGAAAACCATAGCGTTCTGCGAAATTGAGCCTTATTGCAGAAAGGTGTTGAAGAAGCATTGGCCAGATGTGCCAATTTTCGAGGATATCAAGGAGCTAACAGCAGATGACTTGCCCGAATACCCTGATGTTATTTGCGGAGGATTCCCCTGCCAAGACCTCTCTGGAGCCGGAAGGCAGGACGGAATTGAGGGTAGTCGTTCGGGCTTATACACCGAAATGCTCCGTCTTGTTAGCGAGTGTAGACCGAAGTACACGATTTTTGAAAACGTCACAGACCTGCTTACTGGAGGGGGGGGAAGTGGTTCGCGCAGTTTCTCTATGACTTGGCCGAGATCGGGCAGGATGCAGAATGGCACTGTATACCAGCTTCCGAATTTGGCGCGGCGCACCATAGAGATCGCGTCTGGGTTATTGCTTACCCCCACGGCACAAACAGAGAAGGCATACACCTTTCGCAACCCTTATGCCCTCATACGGAAGAATCACGCAGACGGCAACATTCAAGAGCAGTTGATGCGTGTTTACAAGCGGATGATTACGCCAGATTGCGCCCAAATTTTGATGATGTACCCGAACGGATGGGCCAGCTTAAAGCGTACGGAAATGCTGTAGTGCCAGATATTCCGGAGTATTTGGGAAAGGCCATCATGAGAAATGAGGAAAGGAGTCGGACATGAGCAATCGCTTCACCATATTAATTAGCGAGAGCACTAAAGATTTTGGCGATTACGGAATTCACCATAAATCCGAACAAAAACCAGAGCAGTTACTTGTGCACATGAAGTTTCAGAATCTGCCAATGCTGGATGAAAGCTTTCTTGATGGGATTGTCGGCGAAGTCGCCAAGAAGCTGGGAAATCGAATTCTCGAGCACAAGGTTTGTGGAAGTGAGAACGCAGAGCCGGATCGAAAAGCTGTGAGAACAGCAAAGAAAATCATCAAAAAACTGCAGGAGTGGTGATGAGGCAATGGTATCAAAACTTGCGGTGCTGGCTTTTGGGGCATGTTTGGGCGCGAACTTGGGAGGCCAGGGTGCTGCAAACCAGAAAGAAGAATCGCCATATCCGCCAGGAGTATCAAACCCAATGTATTCATTGCGGAGAGAAGAGCGGTTGGATTTGGCGTTCAAGAGTAGACAGTTGGGAAAAAGGAAAAAAGTTCCAATGGTGAATAGAAAAAAGGGAATAGGTCGAGCGCCTTTGTTAGCACTTCTGAGCTCTTCAATAGGGGGTGATTTTGTCGAACCCAGAAGGCTTGTTCAATTAAGCAATCATAGACCTTGGCTCAGGAAGAAGAAGGGGCGCTCATGAGTATTAATAGTCGCCAAAAAGGTGCAGCCGCAGAGAGGGAGTTCTGCAAAGAGCTCCTATCTCTGGCCGACATTAAACTGGTTCGAAATCTGGAGCAAACCCGCAGCGGTGGCTTTGACCTTATACCAGAAAATCAGGCTCAAGCTCAAAGCTGGCCATGGGCGATTGAAGTCAAACGCTATGCAAGTGTTACGGATTCAAAAATTCATGGCTGGCTAAAGCAGGCAGTTGAACAGGCAGAGCTGGCAGATAAAACGCCAGTACTCGCCTATCGAGCTGATAGGCAAGAATGGAAAGTCATGTTGCCTGTTGGTCAATGGAATATCACACCAGTACCGCGAGGCGTTGAGGCCTACCAGTGGGTGACGGTTGATATGGGGCTTGCTTCGGTTGTTTTGGCAGGCAGTTTAAATCTTCAGACAACTGAGTCTATGCACCGCCGGTAAGGGGTGCTGAAATTGTTTTTCTCGAAAAGTAGGGCAAATCCAACCTTGGCTCTGTCTCTTTATTGAGATCAAAAAAACAGGGTTATTAGAATGGCGACGGAACGACAGAAACAGATTGCTGAAGCTTATAACGATACTTCTCTTACCGTTTCACAAGCCGCTGCAAAAGTCGGTATTGTGGAGCGGTCATTCTTGCGGACAGTCAGCAGAATTCGCAAAGAAGGGGAGCTCGAGCTTATTGAGCGCAAGTCATTCAAAAAGAGTGCCGAAGTGCCCAGCTCTGAACCTGCATGGGATACTGAGCATGTTGCACAGCGTACCGGTGAAATACAGGATCACTTAAACAGAACTCGATCCGGGCGTTATGTCATTACTGCAGCTCAGAATGCCACCCCAATACACAAAGAGTTCTGGCTCTCACTGCAGCATTACTGCAGAGCAAACAATGCTGAGCTTTTGGTTATCCCATATCGCTACAAAAACATTACCAACATTCACACAACCAAAGAGCGGGGCCAGGAATGGTGGTCAAAGGAAGTATTGCCGTATATCTGTGATCAGCGAATTGAGATCAACAGTAACTTAATGGTGTTTGGTGATATTTCCATCCAACCAACGGCGGTTACTCCGCTGTCGGGGCTCGAGAGTATCAGCCAGGATAAATCAGCCATCTTCGGACACTCAAAAAGGCAGCTGACAACTATCCCGACACCGCAAAGCAGAATACCCAAGATTCTCTCAACATCGGGAGTCTGCACAGTCAAAAATTATGTTCCTGCCAAAGCGGGCAAGAAGGCGGAGTTTCATCATTGCTTGGGTGCAACGGTAATAGAGGTTTGCGGTGACCATGTTTTCCATATGCGCCAGCTCAATGCTTGCAGCGATGGCTCATTCATTGATCTGAACTGGGAGTACAGTGCTGCAGGAGTTAGGTCATCAGGTCAGGCACTGGCAGTTGAAATGGGAGATAGTCACGCATTCCGGGAAGAGCCGCAGGTATCAGAAGCGACTTTTGAGAGTGCTGATAGTTTGTGTGCCGTCCTGAATCCCGAGTCGGTCATTCTAAACGATGTGTTGGATTTCCATAGCCGCAACCATCACCACTCCAATGATCCCATTTATAACTATTGGAAACACCAGGCTCATACAGATTCAGTCGAAGAAGAGATTAAGCTCACCTGTAATTACATTGATCGGATCGGTTACCCGGTCATCATTAAAAGATCTAATCACGACGAAGCTATGGAGCGGTGGCTGAAAGAGACTGATCCGAAGAGAGATCCACGTAATGCCAGGCTCTACCACACGGTAATGGCTCAGATTCTGACTAGACACGATGAAAGGCTGGCAGCTAACCAAGACTATGAAAATGTCGACCCCTTTGAGCTGGTAGCCAGGCAGCACCTGAAGCATGCAGAAGTGCGTTTTCTACGTCGGGATGAGTCTTGCGTTATTGGCGACGTTGAAGTGAGCTATCACGGCGACCAAGGCCCGAATGGCGCCAGGGGGAGTAGGCGGGCATTCACACGAATTGGTGTGAAAGTGACTATCGGGCACAGTCATTCACCCGGGATCGAAGAAGGAGTTTATCAAGTGGGTGTCTCCGGGAAGCTGGACATGGGTTACAACAAGGGCCCTAGCAGCTGGCTACACACTCACTGCATCACATACGCCAACGGCAAGCGAACACTGATTAATATCATTGATGGGCAATGGAGGGCGGCAGAATGAGCATGTATCCGAGTGTAGGCGGTGCGCTAATCAATGCTTTCAACCCCTCGCTATTTGATAGCTATAAGAGTGCAGGTTGGCAAAAGCTTGCTTCTGCACTGGCTGACAAATATCCAGAGCTGGAAGTTCCTGCAGCGGAGCATCCAAACTTCGACAAAGATCGATTGTCCCGGGTTGATTGGGCTACTCAGGCTGGAATGACGGCAGGTTTACTCAGAAGCAAGCTGAAGCCAGCGGACTATCACTTGTTGAAGATGCGGTATACCCACGACGGTAACCAGGTTGTTGCCGGGAATGTTGTCTTGAAGTTAAAGCTTACTGATAACACTCGATCCGCGTTGGTCGAAGGTTGGCCGGTGGTTCGTCAGGAGCTTATCAGGCAAAAGCTGGTCAGAGCTTCGGTATTGAACAATGAAAACCGGCTGCAGTATATGGCTTTGAAAGCTCTCAGACCTGATCTGGCTGAAAAGGCACTCCAGGCTCAGGGAGATGAAAAGCAGGCTACAGTTAATAATCAGCAGCTGGAAGTTAAAAAAGCTCTGAATGAGTTGTTGCAGTCCGCTTGGAGGAAAGCCGAATACTTGCTGCATGAGTCTAATTTAATCAGAGAGGCTGCATAGGTGCGGCCTCCATATTGAAAAGGTGCTTTGTATGAAAAAAACCTTTCTTGCTTTGTTGCTGGTCACTGTTTCATTCTCTGGTTATTCGTCAGATAAAAGCTATGGCAATGTGCCAGTTGAAGAAGTGACTTCAATATACGACGGCGATACTTTCAGAGTGAATATAAAGGGCTGGCCACCAATTATTGGTGAGAGAATAGCTATCAGAGTGAATGGCCTCGACACTCCTGAGATTAGAGGCGAGTGCCAGAAAGAAAAAGAGCTGGCTAGGAAAGCGAAACAGATCACCGTTCAAGCTCTTCGCGCTGCGAAAAGTATTGAGTTGAGAAATACCCAGAGAGGCAAATACTTCAGGATCGTCGCTGATGTATATGTAGACGGGAAAGACCTCAAAGAGATGCATTTCAGGGCTGGCACTGCAAAGCCATATGATGGGGGCAAGAAAGACAGCTGGTGTAAGTAGAGTCATCAGAAAGGCTTGGGCTGCAATTTACAGCCCTGAACCTGAAGCATTATAGAAGAATGTTTCTTGTGGCTATGAGAAATGAATTAGTCTGCACTGAGGGTTCCAAGCATGAAGCCGTCAACTTTTGATAGCTGACCTCTCCACCAGACACCTCTATTACCTGGAATTGGCTGACCGTTGGTATTGAAGAACCTTGTGTTTTTTAAATGAATAAATTGAACACAGTCTGGATTTTTTTCAAACTTTTCTTTTACGTATTCTTCCGCTGGCCTAGTAAAATGAGCGCGAGTATGCTCAGCTGATTTTTGATCCGTCCATCCGCTGGTAAATTCATCTGCAAAACCATGAAAGTATTTCGAGCCGCAGATAAGCTCGCCAGAGACCAATTGGCCACCAACATTTAGTGTAATAGGGATAGTGAAATCAGCTTGTATGACAGATATCACGAGAGACTGAAGAAACCAGTCAGTTGTATCATTGTTATAGTTTTTTTCAGTGACGGTATCTTCTGATACTTCAGACATTCTTGTGTACCTCTGCGCTATTAATGCAAACGTGAAAGAAAAAAAAGCTGATTTTTAGGAGTATTTTGGGTCTAAAGTCTACTATATGCAAGATGCTATTGAGCTCTTAGTGATTCAGTGATAAGTTATTAGTCAGAATTCGGTTATTTGCGCCCTGATTGCTTTGCAGTCGGGGCGTTTTGCTTTCTGGGGTTCGGCAAGGCTTGACCTGTAAGCCCAGGTGACTTGAACCGATCAAGTGAACCTCAATCAATATTATGACTCCCGTCAGGCTCAGGCTTGCTCGGGAGTTTTTTGTTTCTGGATATACAATGTTGCTTACCCTTGAACGTGCATATCTTCCTCATTGCACAATAGGGCAGCTGCTCGTGCCCGGTCATAACACCTATGCAACCATTGAAAGACCATGGAAAGGGAATCAACCCTTTGAGTCCTGTATTCCAGAAGGAGTCTACGACTGTCAGAAGTTCAGTGGCAACAAGTTCAAAGACGTCTGGCAGTTAATGGATGTACCAGAGCGTACTTACATACTGATTCATCAGGGCAACAAAGCAGCTCACGTTCAGGGCTGCATCGCAGTCGGCCAGACTCTCTCTGATAATCTTTTCGCAGTTCATAACTCAGTTAAAGCCATGAATGAGCTGAGAGAAGTTCTGCCAGATGAATTCCAGATTCGTATCACAGTCAATCAGCCGGAGTATCCGTAATGCTGGGATGGGTTGGAGCGGTTACAGGTCTGATTGGTAAGGCTATCGATAAGGCTGTGCCAGATAAGGATAAAGCTCAGCAGCTGAAAGCGGATATTACAGCTGAACTAATTTCACTGGATAAAGCAGAGCTTGAGCAAGCTGGAAAGATCATTACAGCAGAAGCTCAAGGCGATAGCTGGCTTCAGCGTAACTGGCGACCCATTACTATGCTGACATTCACCGGGCTGGTTGTTGCTCATTGGTTGGGTTGGACTGCACCAGGGTTGTCTGAAGAGCAAGTCATTGCTCTTCTCGGAATTGTTAAAGTCGGTCTCGGCGGTTATGTCCTTGGTCGAAGTGCTGAAAAAGTGGCTAAGGAGTGGCGCAAGTGAATGAGCACACTGAGTGGCTAGAGCACCTTATTCGTCTCTTCATGAGTTTTGTGCCTGTCAGTATTCTCGCTTGGATAGGTGGAACCGCTAAGTATCTTCACGATCTGCAGTCCGGAAGAAAGAAACACAGCTGGCCAGGTTACCTGATCAGCTCAGTTATGTGTGCTCTAACTGGAATTATTGTCGGTGAATTCATTCCTGAAACAATGCAAATGAGAGATGGCTTGATAGCTATGTCTGGCGTATGTGCATTTCAGCTTCTCACTGTTCTGGAAGATACCGGAACCGGGGTATTGAAAAAAGTCATCACCAGAGAAGGAGAGAAATAACATGCGCTCATTGATCCTGATTGCAATCATCATGCTTACTGGCTGCACCTCAATGCCTGAGCAAAGAGTAGTTCAACACACCAAGGCCACAAAGTGCATTAATGCCGGTCCTGTTAAACAGTGCACTGAGCAGACCATCAAAGTTTGGGTTGAGTAATGTCCCTTTCAGGCAGGCAACAAAGATTTGTTGATGAGTACCTAGCTAATGGAGGAAAGGCATATCCTGCAGCGTTGGCAGCTGGTTACTCAGAAAAGTACGCCAAGGCTCAGAGTCACAAGCTGTTGGATAATGTTGGAATTGCAGAAGCGATTAAGGCCAGTCAGTCTGAGTTGAAAAAAGAGCTGGGCATCACCGCCGAATGGAAGCGGGACCAGTTAAAAAACATTATCGAGTCCTGCACCAAAACAATCAGTATCACTAAAGGCAAGGGCGAAGAAGCAACCATCATCAATACGATGGACGACCCAAAAGCCGCTATTGCTGCCATTGCAGAGCTGAACAAGATGGATGGCGATCTGGCAGCTATCAAAACAGAGAACAAAAACGAAAACACTCACCGTCTGGAAGATATGTCGGAAGAAGAATTGAATGACCGCATCGCTGAGCTTGAAGGAAAAAAGGGAGCTGCTTGAGCTTCTGGAAGAGAGAGCGAGGCGGGAGAAGTACAACCAGATCAGAAATTACTTCCCTGATAATGGCCCCCTGAGAAGGGAATTCTACAAGAAGCATATGGAGTTCTTCAAAGCTGGAGCCATTCATAAAGAGCGCCTGTTTATGGCCGGTAACCGGGTTGGTAAATCTGAATCAGGTGGAGGCTATGAAGTAACCCAGCATCTGACAGGGAGTTATCCGGATTGGTGGGAAGGAAAGCGGTTTGACCAACCGAATGTATGGCTGGCTGCCGGGGATACCGGAACGACCACCAGAGATATTATTCAGGCAAAGCTACTGGGTGGGCTTTGGGGTACAGATGAATTTGGTACAGGTTTGATTCCCAAGAGCAGATTAAGCGTCAAGCCAACAATAAAGCGCGGCTTGCCTGATGCTTATGAAGAGATCCGAATTGAGCATGAGAGTAGCGGCTATAAAGCAGAGTATTCAACTTTAATGCTCCGATCTTATGAGCAAGGTCGAAAAATCTTCCAGGGCTTTGAACTGGATGGTGCCTGGCTCGATGAAGAAGTTCCCCACGATGTTTATTCAGAAGCATTAACCAGAACAATGACCACGAACGGAATTGTGATTATGACTTTTACGCCGCTCAGTGGTTTGACTCAGTTGGTTAAATCATTCCTGAGCAGCAAGAAAGAGCAGGAGCCAATCGTCGTATGAGTCGTTATGTGGTTCAAGCTGGCTGGGATGATGTGCCTCATTTAAGTGAGCAGGCAAAAGCGGATCTGGAAGCGTCTTATCTTCCCCATGAGCGTGAAGCCCGTAGATTGGGAATGCCCGGATTAGGAGAGGGTGCAATTTATCCGATTGCTGAGAAAGAAGTTGTTTGTGACCCCTTTCCAGTGCCTGAGTATTTCGCCAAGGCATACGGTCTTGATGTTGGATGGAAGAAAACAGCAGCCATTTGGGGAGCCTGGGAAAGAGAGACAGATATTATCTACTGCTACTCAGAGCACTATCGGGGGCAGGCAGAGCCATCGGTCCATGCGTCAGCTATCAAAGCTCGTGGCGATTGGATGCCAGGCATTATTGATACAGCTGCCAGAGGAAGAAGCCAGATTGATGGTAAACGCCTCTGGGACTTGTATGTACAGGAAGGCCTTGATCTTCACAAGGCGAACAAGGCAGTAGAAGCGGGAATTCTAGAGGTCTATCAAAGACTCTCAACCGGTCGGCTGAAGTTCTTCAGCACACTGCAGCACACCATTGCTGAATACCTGCTTTATCACCGAAATGAGAAAGGCCTGATCGTCAAAGAAGATGATCACTTAATGGATGCCCTTCGTTATCTCTGTATGGGTATCAAGATTGCCAAAACCAAACCTATCCCACGACAACGCATTTCTTCTGGTATTGCAGACTCTACAGCAGGTTACTGATCAACATGGAAAATACACTCACTGAAGAGCAGATAGACAAGCTTCAGGAGCTTGGCTTGCGCCTGCAAAAAACCTGTGAGGAGAACGCCAATAAGCGCCATGAAGTGGATGAGCGTATGTTGGAAGATTTGCGACAGTTCCACGGAGAGTATGATAGTAAATTAAAATCTGAGCTTGAGGCCTCTGGTGGATCGCAGCTGTTCAGAAATGAAACGCGGCCAAAGTGTCGAGTAGCCTCTGCCCAATTGTCAAAGATGTTACTGCCGACTGATGATAGAAACTTTGGAGTAGAGCCCACGCCAGTTCCTGATGCTGAAGGGCGAGAGCTTTCAAAAGAGCAGGCTAATAAGATCAAAGAAGCATCTAAGGAAGCTGCAGAAAAAATGCAGCGGCAGATTGATGATGATTTCACTGAGTCGGGTTATCACGAGAAGTGTCGGAAGATAATCAAAGATGCTGTTAAGACTGGAACAGGCATTATAAAAGGTCCGGTCATTGTTAACCGAACACGACAGGCATGGGTTAAAAGTGAAGATGGAGAACATGTCCTTCAGTCTGTAGTAGAGCCAAGACCAGGTATCGAATATGTCAGCCCTTGGAACTTCTATCCGGATATGTCTGCCTGCGCCCTGGAGGATGCAGAGTTTATTTTTGAAAAGCTGCCTTGGACGAAGCGAAAGCTCAGAGAGTTTGCAAAGCTTGAAGGTGTCAATCAGGAAGCTGTAAAGGAGCTATTGAATGGTGGAGCCCAAAGCACACACTCATCCATTAAGGACTACACCAACGAGCTGAGAGAGATTACTGGCGTCAGCTCTATCATGCGAAAGAGCCTCTATGACATCTGGCTTTATACCGGACCGGTCACAAGAGATGAGCTGATAGTATGCGGCTGTGAGTTTGAAGAAGATGATGATCAGGAAGAGTATGACGCTCTGATCTGGTTTGCCAATGGCAAAGTGTTGAAGGCGGTCATAAACCCTCTGGACACTGGCGAGTATGATTACTCTGTCTTTTGTTGGGAAGAAGATGATAGCTGCATCTTTGGTTTTGGTGTTCCTTACCAGCTCCGTCATCCCCAGAAAGGAACAAATGCAGCCTGGCGCATGCTGTTTGATAATGCCGGTCTGTCGGCTGGCCCACAGATTGTTATTGATGAAAGTGCTGTAGAGCCGGTTAATGGGGTCTGGAAACTTGAGCCCCGGAAAATCTGGCGAAAGAAGCAGAATCTTTCAGAAGGGCATAACACGCCATTTGAAGTTCATAACATTGATTGTAATCAACCTATGCTTGCTGCTCTTCTGGATTTGACCGGGCAGGCAGGTGACGAAGAGGCCAATATTCCACTGATCGCCCAGGGAGAACAAGACTCTGCCACAACAAAGACTATGGGTGGAATGCAACTGCTGGCGAATGCCGCTCTGACAGTCTTTCAGGAGCCTGTGAAGCATTTTGATGATGGTGTAATCCGCACTATGGTCAAGCGCTTCTATGATTACCAGATGCAGTATGGCTCTGATTCTAGTATCAAGGGTGATTATCAAATCAAAGCCCGTGGCAGTAGTGTTCTTCTACTGAGAGAAGTTCAGGCTCAGGCATTGATGCAATTCCTTTCGCTTGCTCAAAATGACCCGGAAATCAGGAAGCGTACTGACTTTTCAAAGCTTGTTCCGGAAATAAAGAAAGCTATGCAAATGACCGCTGCAGGCATCGTCATTGATGAGGATCAGGTAAAGGCAAATGAGAAGGAAAGCGGTCAACAGCAAGATCCTAATATTATGGCTGCCCAGATACAGCTGCAATTGAAGAAGAAAGAAATGGAATTCAAGCAGCAGCTCGAACTCAGGAAATTGGACCAGGATAGAGAGCTGAGAATGTATGCCATCGCTGCCGCTAATGATATGAAACTCAATGAGCTTGAGCAGAAGCTGGGGATTGAGGAGCAGAAGATTCAAGCTCAGCGAGATATTGCCGCGCTTTCGGGAACCTTGAAACAGAATGAAATTAACCTGAAAGCTGAAACAGGGTCTGGAATCTAAACATGATTGATAAAAATAGCCCTACCTGGCAAAGCATAGAAAAGTTCATCAAAGAAAAGCGTGAAGCAGCTGTATCTAGTCTGATTTCTGATAATAAATGTGAGCAGCAGCGTGGTGCTTTGAAGCTTCTCGAGGAGTTGGAAGAGCTTGGAAGTCCAAAGCCCTCAAACATGAATACACCCTCCGTGAATTACTGATTAAAAAAAGACTTTAAAACTGCCCGGCAATCGCCGGGTTTTTTGTGTCCGGTAGGCCGCTTATGACCAAGCCGCCAAGGAGAAAACGATGAGTGATGATCAGCAAACCGTAGAAACTACTGATGATTTTGATGCCGCATTTGATGCTTATGCAGAAGGCCGGGAGCCTGAAGATGTAGCTTCCGAAGAGCAGGAGAGCAATGCCGCAGAAGAAACAAAGTCAGAAGCAGATGAAGCGGAGGCTGATGTATCTGCAGAGCAGGAAGAGGATGCTCAGGAAACAGAGGGTGAAAACACCCAGGAAACAGGGGAGGAATCGGCCAGCGAAGCGGATGAGCTGCAGGGTGGTGAAAAAGCGTCTGATAAGAAGCAAGACGACACCAAAGATGATTACTGGAAACACCGGTATGAATCAGACATTGGTCGCGTAAATGCGTATCAGAGAAAAGCTGATGATGCTGCCCGACAGGTTGAAGAGCTCAGAAATGAGCTGGATAAAGTCAAGGCACAGCCGCCAGAAAAGGCCGCTGAATCCGACGAAAAAGAAGTAAGTGGTGTTGATATTGAAGGCATTAATCTGGATGAGGTGAAAGAGTTTTCTCCAGAAATACATGCTGTCCTCGTTCAGCAGCAACAGAATGCTCAACAGGCTCAGGAGCGGCTGAACACTCTCACAAACCAGTTAAAGGAAACACAACAGGCGCTACAGGAACGAGTTGTTGATGATCATCTTGCCGCTATTACAGCCGCTCACCCGAACGTCAGCGAACTGGTTAATGCCCCTGAATTCATCGACTGGCTTGAAAAGCAGCCGCCCGCCATGAAGCAAATCCATCAGGATGGAAGTACTCAGGATGTTATCTGGATGTTTGATCAATACAAAGCATTCAGTAGCAATGATTCGGATAAGGCAAAAGCGGAAGCCGCTCAACTCAAACGTAATGAAAGGCTCAAGAAGTCTGCAACCATCCCTAACCGGCAGCCTGCCACCCAGAAAGATGATGGAGCAGGAGACTTTGAGTCCGCATTCAACCATTTTGCATCAAAGAAAAAACAAGGTGATTAAGGATGACTACAACCAAGTACGGCGATATCAATCAGCGTACAGCTGCTTGGGCAGCCTCTGAAGCGCTCTCTCATGCAGAGCCTGTAACAGTGCTGGCTCGATATGGTATGCATAAGCCAGTACCCAAGAATAAAGCCCAGTCTGTAAAGTTCCGCAGAGCGGTGCCATTTGCTCCTGCTATGACACCCTTGGCGGAAGGCGTGACACCTGCCGGTCATAAAATGCAGTACGAAGATGTTACTGCCACACTGACTCAGCATGGTGACTATGTTGAGATTACTGACGTTGTTGAGGATGCTGCTGAAGATCCTGTACTGAAGGATGCCAGTCAGCTTAACGGTGAGCAGGCCCAGCTAACACTGGAAATGATCATCTGGGGCAAGATCAAGGCAGGAACCAATGTGTTTCGTGCTGGCGGCGTTGCTGCACGTAATCAGGTGGACACTAATATCAATCTGACAGAGCAGCGTGCTATCACTGCTCAGC